ACTTCCATCTCATCGCAGGGACAGTAAAACGCTTCTCTGCCTGTATCCTTGCCCGCAATGTCAATAGGATAGTCCGAGGGTGTTCCGTGTGAACTGATATAGTGTGAAGTTTTTCCGTCGTAAGTCTGGGTTATGCCCATAATCTTCATCGGAAACGTCAGATAGTTCTTTGCCATATCATTCACCCTCTTTCAGTTCGGGCAAGCCCGCAACCGACGTCAACAGGGACAGAATGCCCGCAAGCGCAGCAGCAGAAACAACCGCGACCCAATTAACATCGCCGATAACCACCGAAGTGCCTATCATGGCAACCGCTGTCTGCGCCACCGTCTTGACGGCTCTTATCCCCGCCGCCTTAATCCAATGCTTAAAACTGTTTTTCATTCTTTTTTGCTCCTTTCGTTGTTACCCTTATCCATTTATCGTGTATGTAAGAGTTTTGTTTCAAATCGTTAGTGTAATGGTCGTAAACCTCGTGCGCATACTCCCATTCGACCTCGTCCTTTACACAACCGTTTTCGAGGTCTCTCATAAAGCCTATCAGGTAGGCGCGACATTCGCGTATATCGAGCTTATCGACGCGCTTGAACACCTTGTTCATGGCTCGTCCGATAAACGCCGAAATCACACCGAGCGCCGTTATAATGCTCGCAATCGTTATTATTGTGGAGGCTATATCCGTCATGTACTCACCCCCTCAATAATTTTCACCCTCATTTTTTCAACATCCGCCGCGCCCGAAATGCTGCCTGTTGAAAGCCTGATATAGCAAGTTCCCTCTTTCAGCAATTCCAGCTCGAACGTCCGGAACGCCATAGCCTGTCCCGTCAATGGAACTATTCCTATATGTATGTGTCCCGAATCATACATATTTATATACCAAGGACGGGCGTTAGAGATGCCGAAATTGACCCTGACGGTGTCTCCCATAACGGCGGGAATAAAACCGGTGCAGGCAGACCCCGCCGCAGCGCTTTCAAGTCCTTCCGAATTTGTTCTGTAACCGAGCTTATACCCCAAACCGCCGTTATACGGCTGCCCGTTATCTTCGGTTGACGCGGCAACAGGGGAGAAGTCTCCCCAATAATCGGAGACCGCCGCGCCCATCTGTGCAACGGTGTATGTTCCCGTTTCGCCCGTCAAATTGCGTATGCCGTCCGCTATCGCCCGTATATCCGTCTCTCTGTAAAGTTTCATCGCCATCAATAACTCACCTCGCTTGCGTCAAGACTATTTATATAATCTTTGACAATTTTTACAGTCGCAAGTTCGCTGGTGTCGCTTGTCGCAGCCGAAGACGCAATTCCTTTGATACCGGGTTGGTCAAAGGAATTGATATACAACACTCCGCCGTTGCTGCTCGGCTTGTCCAACTTACTATTAAGTTGGCTTGCCACTAATTTACTTGTAGGAACGCTGTTGTCCGTCGGTGAAGTCGGCATCGTAGTATCTACTCCGATAGTGGTATATACCCCACTCATAAGTTTTCGCACCAAGCCGTTGCCGGTCGGCTCGTCTATCTTTTTGTCAAGCGCCGCTTTAACCGCCTTGTTCTGCACGGGATTTTCCGATGTCGCGGACAATTCCGCGTCAACGGTTATAGTTGTTCCCGCACCTCCGCTTCCGCCTGAAAGGCTTCCCAAGCATTGATACATCTGTATCAGATAGTATCTGATAGGATTGACGGCATTGATAAATACCCATACATACTTATCATCAATATGCAGTCCCTGCACAGTTCCTGATATTTCTGTTCCGTTCGCTTCATATAGTTGCCTTTTCGTCACCGATACAGAATAATCAGACATCGACATTTTTGCAATTTTGTAACCTGTGTCCGAATAGCCAAAATACAAAGTGTCTCCCCAAAATTTTGCACCGCCGACAGGATAAGCAGTTTCAGATGTATGCGTGTCAAGAACCGTGAACTGCCCGTTTAACTCTCCGTTATCATCTATATTCAACAAGACTTTCATCACCGTTTTAGCATCATTTGAGAGTAAATATACGACATTATTCAACCCGAGGTTTGACGCTCCCCAAACGGCTTGCACCTTATATCCTATATCCACATTATAAACAATCGCATTCGCGGCAAGTGTCGCGTTTGCCGAATAGTCGGAAGTCACAAGTCCCATAGGATTTTTAACGACTGCGAACCAATTTCCCTCCGTTGAAAAGTCGTTGCTACCGTTGCCGAAGATAAGGCAGTCATTCGCAGGATTATAATCAAAACAGTTAAGGTGTCCGAAGTCCGTTTTGATAATGCCGAGAAGACACAATCCGTCGTCGGTTATTCGGTAACGCTTGATAACGGTCGTGTCTCCGCTCGCGCCCGAGCCCCACAATTCGCCCTTTACAAAAGTAAAGTCATTTGCGTTTGTAAAATCGGTAAATATTCGCTTAATCTGCCCTGTTTTTTCCGAAGTCTCGCCGATATTCGACATCTCTGCCGCGGGAATATTCAGATTCACAAAGAGTTCCGCCGCCGAACTCGCCCCGGAAGCAAAACGCGTGGAAATAACGATAAGAGCAGCGTTTTCAGGAACGCTCACATTATCGAATGAGATAAGGTTAGCGCCGGCAGCCGTCGGTTTTATACCTGAAATTAAATTGCTTGCGATACTATCCTTTGCGGAATAAAACGCAATTGAATAAGCTGCGGTTGAGTTAGAATATAACTTTGCGTTAATTTTCTTTATCGGGTATTTGTCTATATAGAAATAATACGAAAACCAACTCCCGCTTGCCGTATACTCACCGTCTGCGGCTATATATCCGCGCTTGCGCGTGTCGTAGTCTTCTAATGATAACGTTGCATACGGAAGGGCAGACACTTTCGCAACCTCGATTTTTTCCGCATCCGTGTAGTCATTCGTCGAAAGCCCCTTGCCTGCGACCTTATCAACCTTGTTTTTGAAGTTTGAGTAAACGTTTCCTTCGACCTCTGTGATTTTTGCGTCTATTCTATCCAGCTCCTGAGGTACAGTTTCTTCAAGAAGAGACTTTGCGCTATCTGTGTAGTCGTTTGTCGAAAGTCCCTTTCCCGTAACCTTGTCTACCTTGTTTGCGATAATATCGAGGATGTTTTGGTAGACATCAGGTGTGAATGCTTCGGCGGGAACATCGAGGATCGAACTTATACACGGAATCTGTGCGGGAGTAGAGGTTTTTAGCGTGTTTTCGGTGCTATCGCCCGCAAAAAAACCAACAAAAAGCATTTTTGCTTGTATTACCGCAGGCAGCGGGCAGGAAGTTCCCGTAAACGGGACATCTATATATGTATACTCGCCGCCTTTAATCCATACAAGACGAGCGGTTTTTGCGGAGATGTTTGTCCATTCATCGTCAAACGTGACGGTAAGCGTGTCGCCATCATTACCGCAGATAAGAGATTCTGTTGATGTAGTCTGCGCAATTCGTTTACTTACAGTAATCTTAAATTCCATTTTTTTCTCCTTATTTTATCGAGGATATCTTTCTTTTTGACGCAATCGCTGCTGTCAATATCGAGGATGATAACGTCGCTTTCGATCTTGTCGGGTTCAAGAAATCCTCTTCGATAGCGGTCAAACCATATTCGTCATCTATTCCGAGGAAAGGGATTTTTACCTTGTATTTTTTCCCGGGAATAAGATCGGGGGTCACGACCGCTGATGCAGTAAATTCGGTTACAACTTTTTTCCTTTCGGCGAGACGCTGATTCGCGTAGGCTATCAATTCATCAACATCTGATGTGTCAACTTCTTCAAGTCCGATTATATTGCCGTATTTTTGAACACTTTGATAATCGTACACCATTCGTTCGAGCGTTCCGTCTTTATTTTTTGCGAGGATTTTGGTTGCGAAGTCCCCACTCGTTGAATTTATTTTTACGTCGGTTATATTTTTGCCGCTTTCAAATGTCGTTTTTCCATCCGACGAAAAAAAATCGTCTCTTAACCATATACGGCGCACGTTTGATTTTACATCGTAATGAAAAAGCAGTCCTATTGTTGATCCTGCGTCTGTGATACATTTATAGATACTCTGTCCGTTCTCCCAACCACCGAAAAAGTCGTATGTATTATTTCCCTTTGTCGGACAGTCGGTCTCTCCGATAAGTTCGAATAGTGCATTGGTCGATGTGCCTTTATCTTCGTTATAAGCCTTAATGCAGCCGAGCAGGGCAGGGCGGATCGCACCGACAGTATACGGCGCGGAAAACCGACAAACATCTTTAAGGAAAGCAAGTTCGCCTTCAAGTTGATATGTCACAGACCCATTGTAAGTTTGAGAGGGGAGAAGAGGGCGTCCCCAAAACACAATATCATCATCACGATAGATCCGGATACAGTCTTTATAGGGGGCAAGCCCACCTGCGGCGATTACTTTATGTTCGAGAGGAAAAGTTATATTTCCCGAGTTTATTGCGTTCGTTGTCCTTTTGATTTTAATTTCAAGTAAAGGATCTTTCCATTGTTCTTCGGATGTGTAGATTATCTCGTTATTTCGCTTAATTGTTATCATGGGGTTAAGGTTCCTTCTTTCCACTTAATCGTTGTAGGCGCGCCGGAAATCCTGATGATAGATTCTCCGCGAGGAATATATATTCCTGTTTGGAGGTTTATCCCTCCTTTTGCGGGGGAAGTATAGCTTTGAGAAGCTCCTTTGAAGATTGCAAAATAATTACTCGCATCACATACGATCTCCGTTGCCGGTCTTCCATTGTTCGAAATGGTTATTTCTGCATTTCCATCACTCGGCGGAACAACGAGCTGTGTTCGATATTCGCTCCACAGGTACGGTTCCATTTTTCCCGTGATTACAACCGTCGAATAGTACGGCGATTCCGTCTTGTCGGTTACAGAAATTCTTCCCGACATTGTTTTTCGAGGAAAATCCGGAAAGGTAATCAAGGTTAAAAAACCGTCAAGGTTGTTTACCATATCCTCGATAATCAGCCGACGTGCATTGCGTGTCGCGAAAGACGAAATCAGCGTTATGCTCAATGTTCGCATCTCGTATCGAGGTGTGTTGTCGTACACGTCTGTGTAATCAATTTCCCCATCTCCGTAAGCAATGCTGAGGTAATTGGTCTTCTGCTTCGGTTCGGACAAGGACCACTTATTAAGTGTGAAATGTCCGTCTGCTGCCGTGTCATATTCGCCGAGAATAAACCCTCTTTTAGTCATCAGAATACACCTCCCTCGGCAAGGGCGCGGCGTTCGCCGAGACGTTCGTCGATGTCGTCAATCGTTTCTCCGACAAGAACACGTCCGTCGAGATATATACTCTGCTTTTGGCTACCTGTTAAGATTTCTGCAAGCGTGTCAAGTTTAGCCTCGATACGCGAATAGTCTGATAGTGCAGAGCTTTCGTATGAAGTAACTATATTCATTCTCGTTTGTCCATCCGCATTGTACGCATTTTTAATTTCAGCGATTTGCTCTCGCGCCCTGCGCTTTAATTCTTCGGTCTCGCCCGTGATGCCGTCCGCTATGCCGAGAGCGAGAAATTTGCCGACTTCATCGCGAAATACCTTTGACGGGGACTTTATTTGCGCTGCTTGTTTTGCGGCGCGAACAGCTTCGTTTACAACTTCGTTGATTGGCGGCACGAGCGCATAATGCTTGCTTTGGATTCCGGCTGCGATACCCTCCACCATGTTCTTACCGAGTTCCTGATACTCTTTCCGTGCTTCATCGGCTTGTTTCTTTGCATTTTTTATTCGTTCTTGTGCTTGCTTCTGCTGTTCTTTTGTCATGGATTTTTCAGATTCAGCATAATCTTTTTCCATGAGTTCAAGAATAGTTTTACTTTGCAGATACTGTTCTTTAAGTATTTTTTTTTGCTCTTCGCTGCCTTCTTTCGCCGCCTCTGCCGCTGTTTTGAAACCTTTGCCGTAGTTTGTCAATATCCTAACCGCTTCGTCCGTGTCCCCCGCTAATGCGGCTGTACTCGCACTTCTGTATGCATCTATTGCGGCGTATGAATCTTTAACATGCTGCGTCGCTTCTTTATACGCTGCTTCTTTTTCTGTGATTGAATTCTTCAAAGCTTCAACTTCTTGCCATATTGCATACCTACGGTTAGTTGCCGTTTGGAGAGTGTTTATATCGCCGCTCTTTCTCGCCTCGTCGACACGTTTTTGCGCTTCAATCAATTCGGGTTCTTTTTTGATGAGTTCATTTTGTAGTTTGAGTATCGCATTATATATATCAGCCCTTGCAGCCTCTTCTTTTGAAACATTTTTAACAGCTTCCGCATATGTATCTTCGTACGCGCTTAACAGTATTTGCGCTTTTTTTGCTTCGATTACCTCGTAAATTGATTGTTTAAGATTCCCGTTTTTATCAACAACGTCAGAAATTTTTTTGTATTCTGTACCAAGCGCATTGTTTAGAGTGTTTAAGATAAACTGTGCACGAGCCTCTTCTCCTGCTTTTACCTCCCCATTTGCATCTACGATTTCGTACAACTCACCTGTCAATCTTGTCGCATTTTCAATTTGTGAAAGATTCGCGTCTGCTAATTCTAATGCAGCCTGTCGCGTTTCTCTAAAAGATTGGGCAGCTTCGTTTGAGGCTTCTATCGCTTTGAGTTGCTCATCGGTCAAGACCTCGGTTGCTTTTGCCGCTTCCTTTTGGCTTGTTGAGAGTAATGCTACCGCTGCTACAAGAAGCCCTATCGCTGTGATAACAGCTCCTATCGGATTTGCGGACATCGCGGCATTCCACAAGACCTGCGCTTTCGTCGCAAGCCCAACCCCTGCCGTCAATCCTTTAACCGCCGTTGTTGCAGCTGTTACGGCCGAAGTGACTTTCATTGCGGCGTTAAGTGCTGTAAAAGCGGCGACGACGGAAAAAGTTATATTGATAAGTGATTCGAGGTTCTCAACTACAAAGGATAGGGCATTCGCGACAACCGGAAGCACCTTTTTCGCGATATTCGCGAGGCTTTCGGAGAACTTTTTGATTGTGCTGTTTTTTTCAAGCGTTGTTATAAAATTCTGAACAGCGGGGATAACTTGCTTTTTTAATTGCGGGGTAAACTCTTTAACAAAACTTGCTTTGAGCGCTGTAAGTTTTGTTTGAACAGGTTCCATTGCCTCGCCGAGAGCCGCTTGCGCGTCGGTGTATTCGGATGTCGCTTTGCGCGCCTCGATAATGCCTGCATTGTTGTCTCTGTACTTTTGTGCTGCATCAGCATAGAGCTCGTTCAGAGTCTCTGTTATAAACGCAGAGCGTTCTTGCTCTGTCGACAACTCTGAAAGTGCAATCTTAAAAAAGTCTTCGGCGCTTTTTGCCTCGGTAACTTTTTTATTATATTCTTCGTTTGCCTTTGTATTTGCTTTCAGCCTTACTCCGAATGTTTCGCCTGCTGCCGCCGCCCAGTTGAGTGCGTCGGTTAAAACGCCCGTCAATTCGCCGGTTTTGGCGGTTTCGTTTGCAGCCTCCGTCAACCCCTCGATGGGAAGCGAATCGCCGAACGTTCCCCAGATACCGGTGCAGATATCTGTCCATGTCGCCATGTCCTTTTCCGTGGAAACGAACTTCGCAAGGTGGTTAACCGCTTCAACGCTTCTATCTTCTTCTCCAAGAACCGAATAAAAAGCCTTATATGTTTTCGTCGCGAGCTCTGTCGAGAGGTTCGCCGCCTGAAAAGCTGTTTCAAGTTTTCCAACGTCTTCGCGATATTCCTGCGTTTCTTGCGCGAGAGACGATAGTCCTGATATGCAATTACCTATGGCAGATACGAGTTTACTCGCGAGATTTCCCGCGAGTGTTCCGACTGCGACATCAAGTTTTGACAGACCTTTTTCTGCCTTTTCCGATTTTTCGTCTACATCTTTAATTTTTTCTGATGTTTTATTGGATTCGTCGCCGAGATCGTTTATTCCTTTCGCGACGTCTGCTGCTTCTTTTTCAAGTCGCCGAAGGTTTTGTTCAGCCTTGATGGTTTCGCGTTGCAGGGAACGAAAGGTTTCCTCTCCGATGTCTCCACGTTTTAACTGCTCCGCCGCGTTCTTTTCCGCCTCTCGAAGCATTTCAACTTCTTCTGTGGAATTACTGACAGCCTCCGCAAGAATTTTTTGTTTTTGTGCGAGAAGTTCGGTATTAGTCGGATCAAGTTTCAGTAACTTATTTACATTTTTCAGTTCACCCGAAAGGGACGCGCTTTTGTCCCACACGCTTTTAAGCGCGTCTCCGAGTTTCTTTGTGTCGGCGCCGATCTCGATGGATAATCCTTTAATCTTTGTCTTGTCTGCCGCCATCTTTGATTTTCTCCTTTGTTCCGAATTTTTTGCGCAACCCTTCGCGGTCAATGTCTGTCTGCTGTAAGCGCCATGCTGTTTTCAGATATTCCGTTCCCTTGTCTGTGCGTTCAAGCCTATCTATATAAGCATCCCTGCGAAGCACAAGAAAATCAACTATATCAAGGCTGTCGATCTCTCGGAACGACAGCCTTGAATAGTCGGACACGATTTTCTTCCAAACAGTCGTTACCTCAAACCCGTGTCCCGCATCGTCTCCGTCATGCGGAGCGTGCGGGAGTATCAGTTTTTTGTTTGGGTGTTTTCTTTTACGAAGGTTGTATACTCCGTAAAAAAGACTATGAGATCTTCGGCAGTAAGTCCGAAAGAATCGCCGATTTCCTCTCCCGAAATCTCGTAGAGATCCTTGTTGTTCGATATGAGGATTGCCGCAAGCGCACGCGCTTTTTCAAGCGCATCATGATCGTCTGATATGTGTTCGAGAATGTCAGCGTTTTTTTGTAGTTTTTCGAATATCTCAACCGTAGGTAGTTTTACCCGAAACAAGGTTTGCTTTTTGTCGCGCATAAGAACGGGCATTTCCGGCTGCGTGAGTTTGTTAAAATCGAGAATGGCTCTCATTTTTTTATTCTCCTTTTTCGTGCGCGCTGTGTGCTTACTGCCACTTTTGCGCTCACCTTTCAAACAGACTGATCTTGCCCAGGTGTCCCGCTCGGAATCTCTTCAATGAACTGGACGAGAGTTCCGTCGTCATCCTGCGGAACAGCCGTAAATTCGGGGTCAACCTGCGAGCCTGCTGTCATAGAAAACGAAAGTGACAGCCCTGCTGTGTTTCTGCCTACAATCATAATCCAAACATCGCCATCCTCTTTATCTTCGTGGTGGAAGCAAACGACGTAGTTCTTGTTTTTACCGTGCGATGCACCGCCTATTTTAAGGGTTCGCTTTCCATCCTTTTCAGATACTGCGGCACGGTCGGTGAGTTTGGACAGAGTATTGCCGTTCCATGTTATCAATCCGAGTTTCAACTTCGCCTCTTCCTCTGTGGTGATGATCTTCATTACTTTACCGAGGTCATCTTTTTCCGTATAAGTGCTCTCTGTGTAAGTAAGGGCGGCACCTCCCTTAATCCACCCTAAAAGATTTTCCTCTGCGCAAATAGCAGTAAGTTCCGGCAGGGTTCCGGAAAACTCCATCATATACGCTTTGCCGCTGCCGAGGGTAATCACGTCTGAATCACGTTTACTCATTATTTTTAATCTCCTTTTTTCGTGTATAAATCAAAAGTGTAAGAAACATAGATAAGACTTTCGTCTTCTATTTCTCCGATATATTTCGTCCATTCGTAAGGCGCTATAACATCTTCAACAACCTTTTCGCTTTCGTAGTCGCGGGTGTCTGCGTATAGCTCAACTGTAACGGTGCTTTGTTTTGCGAGAACCTTTTCATCAGCTCCGAACCCCTCCTCAACCTCGACAAACCACACGATATACGGCGGAGAGGGGATAGAACGATCCTTATATTCGTTCCAGCGACGCTCTGTAAACGGGATATTCGTCTTGGCGAGAAGAGCCTCGATTATGTTTTTAACTTTCATCTTTGATAATCCTCTCGACATCATGATTAAGCTTTGCTTGTGCTCGCAGTTCGACGACCTTCATGTGCGGGTGGGGTGATGTTTGTCCTACGACTTTACCACCTCTGACGATGTTATGTCCTTTTTCGAGGAGGTGCACAAGTTGATATTCCGTTTTTGAATATATCTTGACTTCTCTCGAAAAAATATCATCCTTAACGACGGACAACTCTAAACTCTTGCGGTATTTTCCGTGAGCTCGGCTTTTGCCTCTTCTTCGGGATTTTCCTTTTCCTGTCGGAGCAATCGCACGGACCTCCCGAAGAGCATAGTTGCCTGCATCGCTTACCGCATCCTTAACTTCTTTTGTTAACCGATCGCTGTACAATCGCAAAGTGTCGGAAAGTGCATCGGAAAAATCTTCCGGTTTGATAGTAATCCATTCACTCATATCACGTCCGTACACCGACTTTTTTATGCAGATAAAGCTCGGTATCACCATCATCACGGTCGTATGTGCGATATATGGTGAAACGCCCATTTCGCGGCATATATGACGGTATATCAACTCTTTGCTGTTCGTCATATTCGTTTGTGTTAACAATTACGACAAGTTCAGGTTTTAATCCTGTTTGAGCCGCAGAGAAGAACTCATTTCTGCCAACGCTCTTAACCTCGGCATAAACTTCCGTCTTTATTTCTTTCCCTGTCGAAAGAATATCAACAAGCGTTACAACATCATTCTTCATAGCGGTAGTCTCCGGATAGTGTCATTGACGCTTTTAGTGCGTCATAGGCTTTTTGCAGCCGCTCCGCCCGTGTTTCGTCGTTTGCATACTGTATTCTGCACCAAATTACACACGCCTGTCTTATTAGCGGATCAGTATCGTCTTTTTTGTCTGTGACGCCCGACATCCGAAGATCCGCAAGGCAGGCAGTAACCTGCCTTGCGATATCAGCGTCAAGCATGTCATGTCGAATACGAAGCCCCGTTTTAACAGCGGCGATAGTTTCTGTATTAGCCACGATTATTCATCCTGCCTTTTAGGAGCCCTGCGCGATGGTAAGGAAGGTGAATCCGTTCTTATACGTTACGGCGCCTCCGAGCTGCGTGTCTCCTACGATAGTATCCATCAATTTGTTGATGGCAAAATCCGAGGAAACATTTATTTCGTAATCCGAGAAAAGGTCAAGCTCGAAGCATTGCGGGTTACCGTAGCACATCGTCTTTACAGCTGCGGTGCTTGACTGTGCCGTTCCTGCAAGGGCTGTCAGGTCATTGCAGATGCAATATCTTACAATAAGTCCTCCATCTTTGATAGTACCCGTATTCGGATTCTGCCCGTCAGGTGTAATCTCGTACACGGCTTTTTTCTCGCTCGTGCCGCGAATGTCTCCGAAGGCGATAAGGTCTTTCTTGTTCAGGAAAAGATAGCCCTCGCCGACAACGGCGTCGTCACCTCCGTGCGCGAGGGTAATCTGACGGAGGGTCTTTTCATTGATAACACCTTTTTTTTGGGTGTCAATGGTCGCCGTCACACTTGCCGTAAGGGACGAATCTTTGAGTGCGTCCACTATGACAGCGGCAGCCTTTTTTCTCAACGAGACAAGGGACTGTGTAAGGACCTTATTTTCGTACACAAGCGGGGATTGTTTCTTCGCCTGCTTGCTGATCGCAGAAACAACGGCTATACTTTTAGGCGTGATAGTTACGAATCCGAAGGTGGCGTCTTTTTCAGTCGCGCCAGATCCTTCGGTCTGTTCCGCTGCCGCATCCGCGTCGCTATCTATGTAAGCAACTTTGTTACTTCCCATACCCGTGCAATCCTCTGTGTGAACAAGGTCTACAATGCTTGACACGGACGCGCCGACCACGTCATTGATTCCTGAAACAGCGGTCGGTGTAGCAAGTTTACCGCTCGACACAAGCGTGCTTCTTGTTTCAACGGTCATATGTCCTGTCTTAACAAGTTCTTTCGCCCTTGCCTCTCTCGTCGGATCTGCGGCTGCGGGGGTCGGTATTACCGTACCCGCACCGTTCGCAATCGCGGAACGAGCCTGCTGTCTCGTCTGCGCTTCGGACAAAAGCGCAGCTCTTTCCTGTGTAAGGTTGTCAACTTCTGTGCGAAGACTTGCAAGTTCATCACCCGTCGCTTTGTCGAGAAGACCCTCGATTTCCGCGAGGCGTGCATTGATTTCTTCAATTCTGTTCATCGTTTTATTCTCCTTTGTTGATTTTAATTTTGATTTTTATTTTTTCGCGAAGTTCCGCATTTACCTTTTCTGCCTCTCTCCGGGCATTTTCGCCGATCACTCCGTCAACAAAACTCCTGCACTTCGCTTCTACCTCGGTTCCCTCGTTCGCCGGAAAGGTGACAGGGGACACGTCGTAAACTTTTTCAACCGACCTGTGAACAATCGTTCTTGTCGGCGCGTCGTAAAAATATTCCCTCGGACGAAACATCCACGAACATTTTGTTATCATACCTGTCTTAATTTCTTCGTACATCTTGCGTCCGGATTCCGTCTTCGACAAATCAGCCGCAAAAAATAATCCGTGCTCTCTGACCTGAACGATAAGCGTGCCGTTTGAAGTTCTCGCAAAGACATGACCTCCGTGATTGAGATGCAATACAATGTCCGACATATCTGCATTGTCAAAGCAGTTTCGCTCGAACATTTCAAAAACATCTTCACCGTCTTCTGCCTTAAACAGAAGATATCTCTCAAATGTCGCGGCATACCCCTCGATGTAGTATTCACTATCGATAAGTTTTTCTTTTATTTCAGGATTGAGCACAAGCGTTCTGACCTGTGCAAAGGACTTAAATTTTGTTTTGTCTGCCGGTGTCATCTTTTTTGTTCTCCTTCTTCTAACTTTTGTATCTCCGTATACTCTTTGCGGATGTAGTATAGATCCCCGTCTTCGACGTGCGGAAGATTCCATATATCCATAATCATATTTCGGTTGAATATACCTCTATCAAACATTTGTGCGCTGACAGAGAGCTTGTCTGCATTTGTCATATATTGCAGTCGGTTACTGCTCCATACAATGGCGTTTCCTCCGCTTATCATCTGCGGAGTGTAAAACATCGAAGTCATTACCTCTGACAGCTGTATTGCAAAAGGCTCGATTTTCCCTTCGTAGTATGCACTCCAGGCATCTCCGACCGCTTTATTTTCGAGAATGTCAAGATTGCAGCCGAAATATTTGAAAGCCCGCCCCTCGATCGTCTTGACCTGTTCGGGGTCAATAATCTGCGCTTGTGACTTAATCTGCTGAACATTGTTGTATGTGTTTGGGAAAAGCAGCATTCCGCCGTCTTCAGCGGAAAAATTTTCTTCTGTAAACCGCTTGCGCTCTTCTTTAACGTCCTTGCTTTTAGTGAGATTTGAGAGCGTCGCCATAAAGCGATACGCCGCCGAGGTCTTAATTCCTTCGGCGATACCTTGATTTTGAGTGTTGATGAGGTCCATCGTCGGTTGAAGCGCCCTGTTGTCTTCGCCTTGATAATCCGAAGTATATTGATAGTTTGTCAGGATTCCCACGCGTGACAATTCGATTGCAGCCTTTTGCCCTTTTGCGAAGGTGTATCGAAGATACTGCTGTTCTTGCTCATCCTCGACAATTTCCGTCATCTTTGGTTGTATCGGATAGCAGCCAACAGGATTGTCGTACTTGTCAAGCAGGGGAATGAGATAACATGTGTTTGTTGCATCAAGAATTGTTGCCACTCTGTATACGAACTGCGATGTCGTCATCCACGGATTGACTTTCGGACTTATTATTTTTTCGATTCCGAGGCTGTCTGCCCCTGAAAACGATGGCGTAAGTTTTGCCGAGTGTCGGGCAAAAGCACCTATACACGCCCTTGTCAACTCCATTTCGTACACACCCCCGTCAAAGGTGGTAAAAACGGGGGTGTAGCCGTTAAGCAACTCAAAATACTTAAAGAGTTGCTTTTTTTGTTTTCGTTTTCCGAAAACCATATCAAAAACACTCATTCGTTGTTATCCTCATTTCTTAACCGGTCTCCGATCTGTTCGCTGTGCTTTTGTCTTACCGTCAGCGCGTCAAGCACGGCAGCGCAACCGTCAATATGTTTTCGCGACTGTATTTTTGAGATCCTACACTTACGCGTCATCATATTCGAGACTATTGCGGTATTCATAAAATGGGAGATAAGCAGGGGATTTTGCCCGAGTTGAAGAGTTCCGTCCCGAAGAAGCCCCTCGCACTCCCTAATAACAGGTGTTAAGTTGTCTCCCTGGAAAACATCATCCGTGTGAAAACCATACGTTTGTAGGTCCTTAATGAGATACTGTGCGGTATATCTGTCGTAACCTATCATTTGCGGTAGAATTTCGAAGTCCTCCACAAGTCCGACGAACCATTTATAGCAATCCTCATAGTCTACGTAATTATCGCCTGATGGCGTCAAAATTCCTCGCTGAACAAACAATTCATAGGGCACACCCTCCGCCTCTTGCAGTTCTTTGATTTTGTTTGCCGGCATAAAAAACTTTGAAAACGTGAATAGTTTTTTGTTCTGCTCAATAATCACGCAGCAACTTGTCAAGTCCGTTGTTTGCGAAAGGTCGATTCCTCCGACACAGTAAGTCTCGCGAAAGTCTTCAATAGAAAATGTTAACTCACTTGCTTTTCGAACAACGCTTGCGGGCAACCATGCGACGCTGCTGTTGACCTTTATGTTCCCGTACTTACATAGAAATTCATTTTTCTTGCTTAATGATTTTTCCGCGACTATTATTTCATCGCGGTAGTAAGATTCGGGCAGAGAAACGCCCATGTTCGGATTGCTTTTTCTTAATTCCTCGATATCGTTCCACTTGTCTTCATCGTCAATTTTGTATATCAGCGGCAAAAAACGGTATTCCCGGTCTTCTTCGCCGTAAAGAAACGCAGTTGAACGCATCATCAGTTCATCGTAGATACCGTTGTCGATATACCCGGCTGTCGAAATTGACAGTATCAGGGGCTGACGTCTTGCGCCAAGAGCTGATTTTAGCACTTCATATTGTTTAAGTCCCGCCGCAGCGTTCCACGACGCGATCTCATCACAAATACAGCCATGCGGATTGTATCCGTCCGATTTTTTTTCATTGAAAGCGATTTTTCGGATAATAGCCCCCGAAAAATCAATTTCGATACCTTCTCTTGTTTTTTTTGCGTGAGGGCGAAGTTCTTCCTCCGCCTTTATCATCGCATAACACCCGTCATAAACTATCGCCGCTTGATCAAGTTTAGGTGCGATACAATATATATCCGCGCCGATTTCACCGTCACAGTATGCCAAATAAAGCGCAATTCCCGAGGCAAGTAAACTCTTTCCGTTTTTTCTTGCGATAACAAGAAAAACCTCTCGAAATCTTCTGTTTCCGAAAGGATCAACAATGCCGAATATCGCGGAAACACAAGCCTTTTGCCATAATTCAAGTTTGAAGAGGTCATTCCGCCCTTTACTGTGGTGACAAAAATTTTCAATGAAGGCGATTGCCTTTTGTGCTTTGTGAAAATTATAAAAACATCTGCGGTTGTCAAGATCATCAATTAAGATCTTATACACCATTAATATGTCTTCTCCGACAGTTACCGAACTGGAAATCATCGCGTCGTAATACTCGCCGATTGCTCCGTACTTATTCACGGAACATCAATTCTTCAAGTTTGCTCTTTTTCTTCGCCGCAGGGCAGAGTTCGACAAGTTGCTTAACTATCGCGTTAAGGTTTTTAGCCATGGCGTTGTATATTTCCGTTTCCGGAGTTTTCTTAATGCCTTTTTGATTTTCTCCGTTTTGATATGCTTCGGTGTAGCCTTTTTCTGCTATGATTTTTTCAAGTTCTTCGCATGAAACCGTCATAAAAGCAGCTCTTTCAATAAGAGGCTTTATAATTTTTAATTTGTTCGGATCAATTTCCGAAAACACTTTCCGAAGTCTGCTTTTTTCTTTTTTTATCAGGCTTTCTTTGTCTTTTTCGCTCATTTTCAGACTACACCCCCTCTCGTCACACCTGCGGAAACTTTCGTTCCTTCGCACTCGTTCATTCGGCTTTGATTATTTTTCGTCCGATGGGGGGAGTATTACATTCCCTTCGTCGTCGAAAAAAAATCTCGGCGCGCCGCATTCATCGGCAGGATCTTTCTCACGGTTGTGACACGTTTGACATTCGTAACGAAAGTTCTTTTCGTTAAGCGAGATATCTTCATCGCAAATATTCTTCGAAGTCAACCACACGATGTGGTGAACTATGCGCCCTCGGTCGCTGTGGCAGACTTCGCACAACCCGCCGTCTATCGCTTCACGCTTTTTGATATAAGCGTCGCGGGCACGTCGCCATGCCGGTGTTTTATAGAACCATGCTGTTCCGCTGCCACGCACGCGAGCAGCCCTCCCCGTTTTATTCCGCGTGATTTCCCCAGGCCGAAAACATTTCAAACCTATCCTGCATATTCATCGTAGATGAAAAAGTGTGCTATTTTTAACCAACCCCACTTTCTCCATAGTTTTTTAACGAAATAAAAAGGATACGGGCGGATGCTCCGCCCGTAGTTCAAAGAATTACAACTTTCCTAAAATCAAGAAGTCTGTTGTTGTGCCAAAGACTTGCGCTGTTCGCAAAACAAACTTGACAGATGGTGACTGCTTCATCAAGAGTATTCTCGTCACCGTCGCCCTCGGCATTCGCACCCGCCGCGCAAGTTCAGCCGTCGTCATTCTGTGCTCGCGCATAAGAAGGCGCACGCGGTCGGTAAGCCCGTATACAAGATACATCAGACCGTCTCCGACTTCTTCTGCTTGTCCGTGCGGTCTACGGTTATATAATTAGCGCAGCCTTTAACCGTCAGCACGGTTCCGTCCACCGTCAAAGATACCTTATCCGCGTGTTCATAGCCTATAAGGCTGCACGCTTTCGCAAGCAGGTCAAAAACTTCGGACGGCAAATTCTGGCACATTCCATCCAGCGTTAATACCGCTCGCGCTATTTTGTCTTTTCGCAGATACTCTGCCACCGAGGGTTCACAGTCGCAGCGTCCGCCCTCGATATGTAACTGTCCGCAGAACGGGCAAGTCTCCATTCCGTCCTCAACCTCGATTTTCTTATCATTCGTTGCTTTGCTCATTGCTTTATCTCCTTTCAGTCTCGGATTATACCGAGATATTTTTCGATTTCATACTTTGCCGTCTCAAAGCCGTAGCAGACCGCACACTTATAGCCGGCAAGCATAAGGCGCTCTATCCACTCATCTTGCGATGCGGATGCCTTATTCTTCCCGACTTTTAACTCAATGAACAGGCCGTGAAAGCCGCTTCGCGCCACGGCAAGCATTATGTCGGGCACGCCCGCTTTCACTCCTGCCGCTTTCAGCCGCGCCGCTTCGGTCTTGCTTCGCAGCCCGCCGTTCGGCACGGCAAACAGATTTTTCAGTTCCGGATGCGCCGCAGATTCGTAAAACGCCCATGTAAACAAGTGCGTCTGCTCGATTTCCTCATTTCTTCTCACTTCCTCACCTCATTTCTAACCCGCCCACACGTCGGCAGACCACGCGGGGATATGACTTTCGTCGTCCGTTTTATACATCACGACCGAGAGATACCAATTCGCATTGTACTCATTCCACCTCGGGAACGCCCTCACAAACTTATATCCCTTGTATCGCTTCTCCCAAAATTCCGCGTCGTCAACACGGTCGGCACACCATTTTTCAAGCTGACGCTTCGTTACTCCGCCGTCTTTGATTTTCACTTTCGGTTCTTCGAGATTTCGCGAATAGATAATTCTCTTTTTGCCCGCGCATTGCTTCGAGATATATCGCGCCGCCGCTTCGGGACCGAACGTGTCCGGGCGGAATCTATCGCAGTTTACTCTCTCCCCCTTGTTCCACAGGCTCTCCATCGCCGAGCGAGAAAGTCCGCCCGTGATAAACAGGTGATAGTGATAGTTCGTCTGCCCTTTTTTCTCGCCCGTTTTGTATGTAACCTCTTCTATGGCTATCGCATACTTCAACGGCTCCGCCAGCTTTTCCGCCGTCCGTACAAGGCGCGATAAAGTCTGCTCGATATACTTATTCGGCGCAACACGGCAAAGCGCTTCCGCGTCTTCGATGTTCCGTTCCACTTCGCGCAGTTTTCTTTTTCGCGCGTCGCGCACCCGGCGCACATAGTTTCTGATGTTTTTCTGCGCTTCGTCCCAATCTTTCGGCGCCTGCGCCTGCGCATACGTCGGGTGCATCAGGTAGTCCCCGTCGTCGAAGTTGGCATTGACAAGCCTTATAAGTTTTTTTATAGCCTGTTGTCTGTTGTACTTTGCCTGCGCCGCCGAGCTCTGCTTTTCTTTCGTCGCGCGCGTCGGCATCGCTCTGCCCGACCGAAAAACGGGAAAGAAATCCGCTTCGAGCAATCTGCCGCTTACGGTTCTTTTTTCTCTCTGCATTCTTCTTTCCCGCCTTTCTTTTTTTTTGATTTTATTTTTCTTATGCGCCGAACACGGCGAACTTGTTCACGGTGTCGCTCACCGTCTCCATTATGCTGTTATACAGCGCGGTCTGCAAGTACATTCGCCTGTGTCTGATAAGCGTCTCCGTTTTCTCAAACGTGCGGATGACCTGCAACACGTTCTCGTGCTCGATTTCACCGTAAACTTCTTTCACGGTCTGCGTCGGCACCTGCCGCCCCTCTATTTTAACAAAGCCCTCATCCGGGCGAACAAGCACGTCCGCGATTATTCGCGCAAGTTCAACGGCAAACGCTCTGTCATCTTCATCGAAGCATTCAAGCTGTATATTTTCCGTCACCCTGTTCAGCACCGCCCGAAAGGACGGGACAGGATGGGACGGAGCAGCGCAGCGCATCTTTTCATCTTCCGTTTTTTCAAAACTCCGCATTTTCAAAACCACCTCCGCATATCGTCCATTTAATACGATTGATTACAAGGTCGGAATAGAGCCGCCCCGCAGCTCCGTTTCCGCCCCGTATTCAACTGTCAAAGTGCATTATATACAATATGTAGACTTATCGTTCCACACAGAAGAGAATAGCGTTCTTCTTATCACAATCATAAGGCGCCATCTCGACCGTGGTATACACATTTTCCGCCTTAGCACCAATCTCAACAAGCCTCGATGTCTTGACTTCGAAATTAAGTTTCGCTTCCTGACCTGCTTCCATGCCCGACAGCATATTCATAAGTTCATATACTTTCATATTATATATACCTCCTAAAACGGAAGATCGGAATCATCAGCCGCCGCAAGGTCGGCAAGATATTCGTCCCCGTCTTTCTTCTCCTCTGCCGCCGCTCCGCCCGCTTCCGCAGGCGCTGCCGCTTCGGGCTTGTCCCTCTTTGATTCGCCGAACTGTATTTCCTCGATAAAGACATCTGTCGTTTTGACCTTTTTGTCTCCTATCGTCCGTGTCGCTGTCCGCAGCGTGCCGAATATGATTATTGCCGAACCCTTTCGGAAATGCTTTCCGAGAAATTCCGCGCGCTCGCCGAACGCCACGCAGTCAATAAAGTCCGCCGCGCTCTCCGTCGCGTCTTTCGCCCTCGGGCGGTTCACGGCAACCGAGACACGGCTGTATGCTTTTCCGTTGCCGCTCTGCCGCACTTCCGGGTCATACGTCAAACGTCCCATAACAACAACTTTGTTGACGTTCATATCTTTCCGCCTTTCAGATCTATAAACACTTCGCAGTCTCCGAACCTGACGGCTTCATACTTCGCCAACCGTCCGCGCAGAAACTCCGTCCGCTCCTTTTCCCGCTTCAAAAGCGTGTTCGCTTTTATCTCGCCGAGCGTCGCCGCTATTCCCATATCGCAAAACTCTTCCGCTTTCTTTTCCGCTATATCCGCTTTCGCTTCCGCCCGCGCAAGCCTTTCTTTCAGCAGCCTGTTTTTCTCCGTCAGTTCCGCATTGCGTCTTCTTAACTTGTTATACATCATTTGTCATTCCACCTTTCCATAATTTTTTTTCTACTTTCTTTCAAGACAAAAATCGATTCTTCCTTTCTTAATATAAAGTTTGAAAACCGCTATACTTTTTCTCATCGACAAGTCGGTTTCTCCGTCGCCGAAAGCACGGAAATAAGCCGCAGAGGCTTCGGGATTTTCAAATTCATATAAATTTTTATAATCACTACATAAATCAGAACCGCAAATCCAATTGTCTGCGCCGCAACGATACATTCCGCGTTCTTCGGGGTTTACTTCCTCTTCGTATGTCTTTTTTGGGAAAATGGAATAATAAGTATCCCTAAAATTTTTCTGTGTCATCGCAAACCCATTTTCAGCCACGAACTTAACCCGCATGGGCTTTATCCAATCGTTGACCTTTACCAAGTCCCCGACCTCGATTGAATCGAGTACCGATTTGTTTATTTCGTTTGCCGAATAGCAAACATATCCTTGATTTTTACTTTTCATTGCTTTCACGCTCCTATCTGCTTCGCAACCGCCGAGAGTGCAGCGGAAAACTTGCCTGCCAATTCAGGGTTCTTTTCTCTGACCTTACCTATTGTTTCTTTTATTTTCGCCGCAGTCTCTTGCAGGTTTTCAAAAAGCGCCTTGAAGCGCATCGCGTCAGCGTCGTTCAGTTCCGCTTTCTTTCTCAACGCCTCCGCTTCGTTTCGCGCTTCCGTAACCTTTCTTTCCGCCTCCGCTTTTGCGGCTTTCAAAGTCTCGACCTCCTGTTTTCTCTTCTCTTCCGTTGCCGCCGCATTCTTCCGCACTTCCGCTTCCGCTTCGCTGCGTAGTCTGTCAAGCATTTCTTTCGGTATCTTCGGATTCTTTTTCAGTTCCTTTATCTTCGCTTCAAGGTCTGCCGTCGCCTTTATGTTCGTGTCGGCTTTTGCTGCCGCTTCGGCTATTTCATCATTCTTCTTCTGCAAAAGTTTTTCAAGTTCCGAAACGCGTTCTTCCGCGTCCGATACCTTTGCTTCCGCCGCAGCCGCTTCAAGGGCTTCTTTTTCCGCTTCTTCGGCGCGTTTCAAAGCCTCGTCACGCTCCTTGATAACTCTGTCAAGTTCCCGCACGGAAATATTCTCAACGTCGTGTTCTTCCGCGAACTCTTCGCGCTCCTCTTCGGGCACCGCAAGCAGCCGCAAAGCCTTGGTATAACTCAAATTCCCAAACGTTTGGGAATTTGAAACAGCCGCGCCGAACAGCGTAAATTGCTTGTCGCCGTACTCCTCAAAAAGCTTCATGAAGTTGTTTGCCGAACTCTGCGAAAATTCAACCTTTTCGCGGAGCCACGTTCCCCACTCGCCGTGGGGTAAAAGGTCTTTTGCCTCCGCAAGGCGCCGTCCTATCTCGACCGCATACCCGAGCATTACGGACTGTGCCGAGGACACAAGGCTTTTTATCTCGTCTGTCACAACCTCGATACTGCGCCCGCTCTTTTCAATAATGTTATCCATTTGCTGCCACCTTTCGATTCTTTATTTTCTTTATGTTCTGTTTTACAAGTTCAAGCCATTGCTCCTCAAACGCTCTCACTTCCGGAGTTCTTGCGCAGTTCCCTTTACCTCGGTTTTGTTTCACAATGCAGTTTTTTTCGTCAAGTTCGAGCGTGTAAAACGGCTTTTCCGGTTCGGATACTTTGCGGACGAAGAATATATCCGTTTCACCGTTCGCAACGCTCTCCGCATAAGTCGCCACGCAATGATGCAGGCATTTCCCCTCATTTTTCAGTTCATCAACCGAAGCAGCGGGGCGTATCATCAAAACGCCGTCGCTGCTTACAAGTGCTGCAAGAATTTTCGCACGTTCCGAAATACGTTTACTTCTTTCCGCATCTTTTTCACGCTCTTTTTCTTTTTCCCGCCTTCTGTCTTCCTTAACAAGTCGGTCATGTTCTTTTTTCAGATCCTTCGGAAAAAAGGTGTCCTTATCTACGGAGATATTCAGTTTGTCGCACAGTTTATAGTAGTCCCGGAGTATTCCCGCATAACTTCCGAGAGTTTCCTTGTTCTTTTCCTTGCTTTGCAGTTTTCGGAGATAATTTACTACGGTTTTTACGTTTGTGCCGTATTTGCTTATTTCGATAAGTTCACGATCGAAGAATCCGATCTGTTCCGCATCATCAAACGTCAGCCCGAACGGTTTTAATTTTTGATAGCGCAGTAAGTCCGGCGAATCGTACTCACGTTTAATGACTTCCGCATATTCGGGTCTTGACAAGCCGAGCATCTTGTGTGGCTTTGTTTGTTTGAAGTCAATGCCTGTAACGCGCGACGAATACCTGAATTCCGTGTTATTGTACGAATAAGATGCGGGAGAAGCATTTCTCTCGAAAAATGACGACATAAGGATTGACGCGCCTGTATCTATAAGCCCCTCCACAGTCTTATGCTTCTGCCAAAGTTTCATATATGTGACGGGAAACGCATCGTCTTTCGCGTCGTTCAAATATTTATTCAGCCGGCAATTCTCAAAAGGCGTTCCGTTCAGTATTTTTTTGTCCGGAACAACAGCCGAAGAAAAGCCTTTGCCGATGTAGTCCTCGCTCCTTGACCGCTTTTCCCAATATCCCAACGGTATTACACGGTAATAATACATACCTCTTTTTTCATAACCGACAAAGCGTTTGCACTTCTTCCCCGCGAAGACATAAGTCTCATACGGAGTATATTCATTGAAGGCTATACCGTCTTTGTTTACAGATCTGCTGCACAACCAGAAAATAAGGGCAAGACAGTTCTTAACGATTCGGAGCGTCAGTATTTTTTCATTGTTGATATAATAATTCGGGTAAGCTCCAAAATCCGAAACGTGAATAAAATCAACTTTCTTACCGCATTCCGGACATATTGCCGCACTTCCCGAATATATCGCCTCTCTGCCAACCAAACAGCCGAAATTACTACGCGAATACCTATGGCAGCCGTCTGTCTCAACGCGGTCAAGCAAAAATGTTTCCCCGCAAGCGGAACAGGTGCATTTGCACATCTTTTCACCGATGCCCGACAGCGGATTTATGTACACTCCTGCGCGGTACACAACCGCATCGGCGGTCAGAAACTCCTTTGCGATTATTTTTTTCTCTTTTTCTGTCGGCTCTGACGGCAGAAGTTTTTCGAAATTCAACTCTTCCACGCCCGATACCTCTTATATGAAATCGTCGAGATTTACAAACCCGCCGTCATGCTTTTCCTCTTGCTTCGGCAGTCCGTAAAACTCCCTCAATATTCTGTCCGCTTCCTGCGGCGGGCAGAACCCGACAGAGCCGTGGCGGTTCTTGTCCGCAAACGCTTTGATTTTCTTTTCCGCTTCTGAAATAGACATTTGCTCGATGTCAAGATCTCGGGATATAATATCCTCGATGTGCGGCTCGTTCGCTATCATGTTTTTTAACTGCTCTCCGACACACCACGCCGGAGAGTTCTTCGCAACCTTTTCCTGCTGCGCTTCGATTTTTTCTTTTGCTGTCATTTTTATTACCACCTTTATATATTCACGGCAACATATTTCGTCCGCCGCAAAACATTATTTTTATATCTCCATACGCCCACGCGGACACTCTGCGCTTTCACTCCCAGCATTTGCGCAAGTTCTTCCGCCGTGTCAGCCACGGCAACAGGCAATTCAAACTTGTCTGCCGTAACAGCCATGTATACTGTCATTTTATACCACCTTTATAAAAATTTACAACCGTTCGGCATTGCCGCAAGTAGATTCCATGTTTGTGATAGCTCGGATATCTTTTCGACAATACATCATTATTGCATGGTCGTGCGCGAAAATAAAAAAGTTTCGACACTCCCAACATTGGATTCCGCGACGGGTAAACTCACGTTTGCGAAGTCCGAGCTTTGCCGCCCGCGTCTCAATCGACTTAACACGGCGGTCGAGAATGTCCGCTATCTCGGAATTAGAATAATTTCTGTAATTTGCGATAAGCCATTCGTCTTCTTTGCGGGACCATCTTCCCACATTCACGGTTACCACCTCTTTTATTTGTTATCTGCAAACAATACAGGAAACTATGTACAGCGCAATCAATGCGAAGGTAAGAAGAGCATCGCGTTTTTGAATTTTTTGCATTATCTTTTCTCCTTTCAACTGAATGAGCCTGTCACGGTCAAATTTTCTACGTTCAGAAAATACTGTTTTTCGCCGAGACAGACATCTTTAAGAGGACAGTCGATTTCGGAACAGACGTTGCCGATATAATCGGAGTGAGGACGGCAAAGAAATTGAATCTCTATCAGCGTTGCCGGCAGGCTCTTTCTCCGTCCGTCTCCGTCCATTGCCGCATGGAACATTACAGGTAATATCCCGTATGTGTTGAAAAATTTCGCAACACCCTCTTCCGAGTATGTTTGTTTGAAATCTTCGAACATCTTCGCTCTGTTATGCGTGGAAATAAGTCGTCCGTTTACCGATATATAAACGTGCTCGGGAGAAGCGAAAATAAGATAGTTAAGTGTCATACTGTTGCCGCCTCCTCTTCGCGTTTACGTTTCCACTCTTCAAAACGACGGTTGTTTTCAGGATCTTCGAAAAACTTCAATATCATAGGTTCAAGAGTTCTCATAAGAGGGCGAAAAGCAATTCTCGAAGCCTTATCAAAATCAATGTCCGTGATAGGTGTGCTGCGAAAGTCAATCTTCTTGTCTTTTTCCAACTCGATCGTCTTTGTCTCTGAAAAATGATAAAATTCTAATGTTGGGGTTAGCATTTTTTTCTCCTTTTAACGTCTTACAGTTTGTCCTATTTTTGAGACATAGAGGGCAAAAAAATTTTGCTCTTTTTAGCAGGATCTACAATTTCAAGTAATGTACAGAGTTTTACAGCTTCTTCTGTTGTAAACGATGATTTACCATTAACTTTATTGCTTATCGTGTCTTTTGTTACACCAAGGGCTTCTGCCAAGGTTCTATAACTGTAACCTTTAAGAACCATTGCTGAACGAAATTCTTTTTTATCGATCATTTTCGTACCTCCTTTGTTGTCTTATTTTTGAGACAAGCATATCATACCACATATTTTTTTCTTTGTCAAGCATTTTTGAGACAAAAAATTATTTTTTTCTAAAACAGTCTTGCTTTTTTGAGACAGACATGATATAATGTACGCATAAAATGAGTAAATAGGGTGAGTTTATGGATAGGCAAATTTCAAATAAGATTAAACAAGCGATGGAAGAGAAGGGAATGACATACCGAGCGCTGGAAGAAAGAACGGGAATTTCAAGATCTACTCTCCAACGTTATATTGAAAAAGAAGATTCAAAAGTATCCCTCGATTCAATTGAAAAAATAGCAATGGCTTTACATACAGAACCGTCGTATCTAATGGGCTGGACTGATACACTTTCGACCATTGATATGGAAAAATATGGTCTCCGTCCCATAAAAAAAATAAAACTTCCCCTTCTCGGCAATATATCTTGCGGAGAACCGAAGTATGCCGACGAGGACAGAGAAAGTTATATCGAAACAGGGACAAACGTCAATGCTGACTTCTGTCTGCGCGCAAACGGCGACAGTATGATAAACGCCCGCATTCATGACGGCGATATTGTTTTTATTCGCACTATGCCGCAAGTCGAGAACGGACAGATTGCGGCAGTCATAATCGACGATGAAGCCACATTAAAGCGCATTTATTATTATCCCGAAAACAATATGATGATTCTGAAACCCGAAAATCCAAAATATAAAGACCTTATTTACATTGGACAGCAACTCGAAGACGTTCATATCCTCGGTCTTGCGGTTGCCTTTCAGTCAGATGTTATATAAATCATCATTTCAGGTTATCAATCTCGGATCGTTTTCTATTGATAATTTTCTGGTTATTTTCGACGCTTAACAAATTGTATGGCATACAAACCGTGCAAGTTGCACAAGAGGGGATATATTATGACTATTGGTGAAAAACTATTAAGGTTACGCACTCGCGAACAAAAAACAAGAGAAGATGTTGCAAAAATCATTGGGGTTTCACCTCAGGCTATATATAAATATGAAACAGGTATTATCACAAACATTCCACTTGACAGGATTGCGGCGTTTTCAAGATTATATAATGTAACACCGTCTTATCTTATGGGATGGGAAGACAGTTCTTCTCCTCTTTCGGAAGAAGAAAAGAAACTTATCCTTGCCTACCGCGCACACCTGGAAATGCAAGACGCGGTAAACAGACTTCTCGGCATAGAAAAACAGCCGGAGAAAAAACTATCTCCGACTGTTTCAGATATTAAACCCGCCCAAAAAACATATATCGTAAGAACGGTAGGTCGGTGCGAATGCGTCAAAGATGTCGAAATGACAGCGGAAGAAATCGAGTTCTACAAGAATCTTCCCGACGTCGATGAAACTGACCTTTAAGGTGGCTGAAATTATGATAGGAGATAGAATCAAGGAGCGACGAACCGCACTTGGGTTGACATTACTGTATATCGCAGAAACACTTGGCATTCGTGAGGCTACGGTTCAGCGATACGAAAGCGGAAAAATAAAAAATCTAAAATACGATACTATAATAAAATTATCTGCGATATTGGAGTGCTCTCCCGCATATTTGTTAGGGTTTGACAACAACGCTGCCTATGATAATGGCGAAAATTTTTCCGAAAAGGAAAAGGCAGTAATGCTCTCGTATCGAAAGCATCCCTCGATGCAAGACGCCGTTGACGCCTTGCTTGGCATAGAATAACAGTCGGAAAGAAAAACTCTCTCCGACTGTTTCGGATATTAACCCCGCGCAAAAAAACACAATTGGAGATAATATATTATGTCAGCAAATTTCAAAGAGAGACTTCAAGAAGCGATGAAATTAAGAGATGTGACAGCGGCTGAACTCTCTCGAAAAACAGGGCTTTCAAAGGCTCAATTATCGCAGTATGTAAACGGCGCTTACGAGGCAAAACAGCTTGCTTTACATAAATTAGCAGTTGCACTTAATGTTTCGGAAGTTTGGCTTATGGGTTATGATGTTCCTTGCGAAAGGCAAATTATAAATGCTTCTGATTTTTCTGAAAAAGAAAAAATTGTTATACTTGCATACCGAAACCATCCCTCGATGCAAGACGCTGTTGACACCTTGCTTGGCATAGAAAAATAGTCGGAGAGAAAACCCTTTCCGATTATTTCGGATATTAACCCCGCGCAAAAAGACTTTTGGAGACTATTTTATATGAATATGGGTGAGCGCATCCGCGAACTACGGAAAGAAAAGGGCGTAACACAAGAGAAATTGGGAAAGGTTATAGGAGTACGACAGTCCGCTATACGTAAATATGAGAGCGGAATGGTGGAAAATATACCACGTATCTCAATTCAGAAAATGGCAGATTTTTTTGATGTATCACCTGCATATTTAATGTGTTTTACAGATGAAGCACATATAACTCATACGGAATCAGTTTATTTGTCACCCGATGAAAAAAGTGTGATACTATCTTATAGAAAACAACCAGACATGCAGACTGCGGTAAAAAAACTTCTTGGCATAAAATAACAGTCGGAAAGAAAAAACTCTCCCCGACTGTTTCGGATATTAACCCCATGCAAAAAGACTTTTGGAGACTATTTTATGAAAAAGGAAATAAAGGAAGAACCAAAAAAGAAAGCGGTCGTTTATGCCCGATATTCGAGCCACAGACAGGGAGAACAGAGCATCGAGGGGCAACTTGCGGAAGCATATAAGTACGCCGCGGCACACGGTATCAAGATTATACACGAATATATCGACCGTGCGATGACGGGACGAAACGACAATCGCGAACAATTCCAGAAGATGCTCCGAGATACGGCAAAAAAACAGTTTGAAACGATTATACTTTGGAAAATCGACCGTTTCGGACGCAATAGGGAAGAAATAGCCTTCAACAAGTACCGTTGTAAGAAAAACGGCGTCAAAGTTGTTTACGTCGCGGAAAGCATTCCCGACAGCCCCGAGGGTGTCATCCTTGAAAGTGTGCTTGAAGGCATGGCGGAATATTACAGCCTGCAATTATCGCAAAATATTCGACGCGGACAGCGGGCAAGCGCGGAGAAATGTCAATGCACGGGCGGCAACCGTCCGCTCGGGTATCGAACCGACCCGAAAACAAAGAAATTCGTCATCGACGAAGAGACTGCGCCGACCGTTAAGATGATATTCGAGATGTACGCGAACGGAATACCTCTCGCCGATGTAATAAGAACGGTGAACAATAAGGGGTTACGGACACTTCGGGGCAATAAATTCAACAAAAACAGTTTTAAGCGACTTTTGAAGAACGAGAAGTATATAGGCGTATATAAATATAAAGACGATATTCTCGTTGAGGGCGGAATACCTGCCATTATTGATAAAGAAACATTCGAGAGGGTGCAAGAGATGTTAAAAAAGAATCAGACGGCAAGACCGGCAAAAGGAAAGAAAGCAGATTTTTTACTTACCGATAAAATTTTTTGCGGACGCTGCGGCGAACCGATGATAGGGGAGAGCGGCGTCGGGAAGACCGGCAAGGTGTACTATTACTACACTTGCACCGACAGGAAAAACAAAAAACAGGCTTGCAAAAAGAAGCCTGTTCCGAAAGATAAGATTGAAAAACTCGTAATTGACAAAATCGCGGAGATACTGCACAATGAAGATCTCCTCGATATGATTATTGATAAAGTATATGCCGTGTACCGCGAGGAGCACAACAACGACGATGAGCGAATCATGCTCAACAAAAAACTTGCGGAGATACATCTTGCGCAGGAAAACATCCTGAAAGCGATCGAGCAGGGAATGATCAGCCCGTTATTCAAGGACAGAACAGCCGAGTTGACAGCGCAGCAGTCAGAAATAGAAAGCGAACTCGCGTCCATCGAAGCGCAAGAAAAAATACAGTTGACAAAAGAGCATATACGTTTCTTCCTTGAAGATCTCGCTTCAAAGGATATTGACGATACGGACGTACAAAAGAAACTTATAGATACGTTTCTCAATGCCGTTTTTGTCTATGACGAAAGTGTTACATTTGCATTCAATTACTCCAATAACGGAGAAAAAGTCACCCTCTCCGAAGTTGATAATATCAACGGTTCAGGTGACTTTTTCGAGTGTGGTTACGATGGTGGAGACGATGAGACTCGAACTCACTACCTCTACAATGCGAATGTAGCGCTCTCCCAGATGAGCTACGCCCCCAAGCGCTTATAA